CTTGCGTTTGGTGTCGGCAATTTCTCCAGCTTCTTGCGTAATGCCTTCCTGCTGTTGCTCCCACCGTCTAATCCTGTTGTGTTGGGTGTATGGAAGCTGTCCACGCCATTTGGCGACAATCCAGATTCTGTCCCTCTGATGCGGCGCTCCAACGTCCGCTGCTCCCAACACTCCCCATCTCGCATCAAACCCCATTGAGGCCAAGTCTCCGAGAACGGTTCCAAGTCCCCTAGAAGTGAGCATTGGTGAGTTCTCCACAAAGACGAATCGTGGTCGTACTTCACGAATGATGCGTGCCATTTCTCGCCACATGCCTGACCGCTCTCCGTCAATGCCTGTTCCTTTTCCAGCGGCTGAGATGTCTTGGCATGGAAACCCGCCAGATACGACATCAACAATGCCTTCCCATGGTCGTCCGTCAAAGGTTTGAACGTCATCCCAAATCGGGAAAGTCGGGAGAAGACCGTCATTTTGTCGGGCGCACAGTACGCTTGCGGGGTACTGCTCCCACTCAACGGCACAGACTGTTCTCCATCCAAGGAGATGTCCCCCAAGTATTCCTCCACCAGCGCCTGCGAATAAAGCCAGCTCATTCATTGCATTCCTATAGGATCTTCATCGCTCAAGCAGTTCCTGATGTGCTTGAGTTCCCTTGCCAGCATCACCATCAACTGGCTGTTGGCATGAAAAGCTTCTGCCATCTGCTCAAACTGTTGTTCAAGATGGCTGATGCGTTGCTCTACTGTCTCTTCTGTCATGGCAATAGCTCCATTACTGTGACCTCAATACAGGGTGAACCATAAGCCTTGCTACTGTGCAACTCGCACACCTGGCTGTCGTCCACCCACAAAATCCCATTGCCAGCATCCATGATCGCCTTGATGTAGTTGTCCAGATCTGGTTTGCCAACTGGTCTTAGAGTTCCAGACTCTGCTTGCTGGCGTTTGGTCTTTGACCAGCTAACAGGGATTGCCTTGATCACCCGCACAGACAGGGCTATAGGCGTTTCCAATGCAGACTGGCTACCCATGGCTTGCTTGGCTGCTTTGGCTATCTCCTGCTCCCAATTCGCTGTTTTCTGGGGGGTATATGTCCGAACAAATCCCCCTTGACGAGCAAATCTCGGCCTGCCTTTCCCCACTGGCTCGCCAAAGACGCAAAAATTCACCATCAAAGTCATCAAGATCCCCTGTCAATTGCAAAGCTCGGTTCACCACGCTGGCTGGCATTGGTCTGCCATCTTTCACACAATCCAATATTCTGATTGCATCTTCCAGTGTCATCGGACAGCCCTCAAAGGCTTGACAAATGGCACATCCATAGGCTTCTCAGGTGGAGGTGGTGGCATGTTCACGCTGGGTGGAGTCCAGCCATACTTGCGCCAGGTTGCCTGAACATCAGCACCACGCTGGTACTTGAATCCGTCAGATGTGACACGGATGCTGGGCATAGTGATCTTTGTACCCGCTGGTGGTATCCATTTCTCAGTCATACATTGCCTTTCAAAAACGCATTGATGCGGCTGTCTGGTGAAGCATATTGCTTGCTCAGACTCTCAACGATCAGATCGTCAACGACTGCCGCCATTGATTTGCGCTGGGCAAGGGATGCCTGACGCAACATTTCTTTGCTGGACGGACGCACCCTGACCATCAGAGGAACGACCACGATTTTGGGATTGATTGTGTGTTTCATGATTGCAAGTATATATCACGGTGATATCACGCAACTGGGGAAATCACCTACAAACCCAGCATTTATGGATGATGTATACTGCTATCACCATGCAATCATGTATGGCAGACAACCTACCTATTAAGGAGAGTCCCATGAAGTTTGGAACATTCTGGAAAAAGCTTGTTCGCAGAGATGCACCACCTACCAGTCAGGAAGCAGCCAAGTCGGTAGACACTACCAACATGGAGCAGATCGTCTATGAGGTGATTGCCAACTATCCACAAGGTTGCATACAAGATGAGGTACTAGCTCAATTGATGAGCTACCCCTACTCTACAGTGACAGCCCGATTCAAAGCCCTGATCGACAAGGGTTACGTCATTGACACTGGGCTGACCCGCCCTGGCAAGTCAGGAAGAAAACAGCGGGTTCTCATCATCAAGGAGTTTCACAATGCCTAAGTTAACCTCGGACAAAATGCTGTCCTGCTCACAACTGCCCAGCCTGTTTGGTGTCAGCCCCTACTCCAGCCCTAACGATGTCCTGATGTTCTGCATCAAGTCGATCTTAGGCGAGGATGCCAGAACCCCAGCGGGTGAGGCGGCAGACTGGGGCAATGCCTTGGAGCCAGCCATCATTGCAGAGATGGCAAAGCGCCTTGGAGTCCCTCACTACAGCATGCCAGAGGAGGCTTTCCAGCATCCAACCTTGCCACTTGCCGCCAGCGCAGACGCAATCGCCTTGCTCAAAGAACCCATTGTTGTTCAGCATGATCCCAGCAAAGGCATCTATGTGGTGGATGGCGACTCAATCACACTGACTGGGCATGGAGTCTTGGAATCCAAGTTGACTCGTGGTCATCCAGAGGAATCCCTGCCGCTGTACCGTGGGCCAATCCAAGTCCAAGGCGTGATGATGTGTACTGGTCTGGACTGGGCGGCAATCGGTTGCCTATATTCAGGTGTGGAACTGCGGATCTTCCTGTTCAAACCGCATGAAGCAACCATGGCACAGATTGAGAACTACGCCATCGACTTCCAAGGCAGACTGACAACCTTTGAAGAGACTGGTGAAGCCCAATACTATCCAGCCGCTGACAGCAAAGATGCCAACCGCATCTGGCCTACAGCCAAGGAAGAGGAAGTTGATCTGGGCGTGGAAGCAGAAGATCTGGTGGCAGAAATTGTCATTGCCAAACAGAAGATTGCCAGCTTGCAAGACGACATTGACACATGGGAAAAGGATCTCAAGGTGCTGATGAAAGACTATTCCAGCGCCAAGGTCGGTGCATGGACGCTCAAGTGGCCTATGCGTCACTACAAAGCAACGCCTGAGAAGATCACGCCAGCCAAAGAAGCCTACTCAATTCGTCAGTCCACTATTACGATAAAAGAATTGAAATGAAGTTATCTCCTTATTACAACAAACAAAGCAACAAACAAAGCAACATGACAAAAGAGCAATTTCTTATTGCATGGGCTTTAGCAAGAGCATCATGTATTGATGCTTCACCAAATGTTTATGCCATTGTTCGCAATGCTAATGAAGTATGGCAAGAAATTCAAAAACTAAAGGAATCCAAATGAAACAGATCGCATCAGCCCTTGTCAAAGCCCAACGTGCCTTTGGCCCAGCCCTCAAGACCAGCACCAACCCACATTTCCGCAGTCGATATGCTGACCTGTCTGCCTGTGTGGAAGCGGTCATCGATGCGCTGAATGAAAATGGCATCTATTTACTGCAAAAAAATTACGACTGTGAAAACGGCATCATGTGTGAGACAGTCTTTGTCCATGAATCTGGCGAGATGCTGGAGTGCGGCATCGTCCACTTCCCTGCGGTCAAACAAGATCCACAAGGGTACGCCAGCGCCTTGACCTATGCTCGTCGGTACAGCCTGATGTCTGCCTGTGGCATCGCACCTGAAGACGATGATGGCAATGCTGGCTCACGCAGACAAGCGCCAGCAGTAAACCCATTGGACAAGATTAAGCCAGGTACTGTTGTGCAGGTTGAGAGCGAAAAAACTATTGCCTCACTGTCTAACTATGAGCCTGTTTACACCTTGTCTATTCCAGGCAAAGAGCCACGCTTGTATGACACATCAGAATCCTATCTCAATGGGACTCTTGAGTTGCGTGAAAAGGTAGAGAAATCCGCACTTGCCAACCGCACAAAAATGACTAAGCTTCGTGAATTGCGTGAAGCAAACGATGACCAGATCAGCAAGATCAAGCCTGAGCATAAAGCAAAATTGCTTGGGGATTACCAACTGCGCCTGAAGAGACTTGGCGCACAGCTTGAGGAGAACGAGAATGAATCCAACGGACTGGGAGATGCTTGACAAAGAATACAGGGAGTATTGCCAGCAGTGTCAAGCTACTGGCAAACCCCCTGTTGATTTCCACACTTGGCTGTTAGGCCAAGATTAAGCCATCAAGGTATCCAAGGCATGCTGAGTCCGTGCAATACGGTCTTCAATGCCATGGGTTCCTCCATTGATACGCTTGGTCAACGTGGTCATATCGTTGGCATCAGCGTACTGGTTCAGCTTGTTCTTGTCCCAGAACCAGCCAGCAGATAAGGCAGCAAACTTGGGACTAGACACCTGATCTGGATCATCCACCAGGTCAGCGCCCAGTGCTTCACCACAAGCACGGTAGTTGTCTTTGCCTGTCAATTGGATCAAGCCACGACCACGATACTTGAACCCTTCTCCAGAACCTTCGTCACCATTGCCCATGCGATCAGCATAGACCTTGTTGGCGATCTTCTCTGGGTTGCGGTGGTAGGGTTGTGCAGCATCCAATGATGGGAACCGCTTAGGCCAGACCTTGGTCAAGCCTTCTGCACTGTAGTTCAGGTTTTCTTTGAGCGCAGTGAATCCAGCCGACTCATGAGCGCACTGCCCCAAGAAGCAAGCTTGTCTCTCAGGTGTGTTAATTTCAAAACGATCAAAAGTTTCATTGATTGCATCGATCCATTCCTCTGCCTTTGCAGGCGTTAATTTAAGAGCTTGTGCCAGTTCCTCTGATGTCATCCGTCAGTCCTTTCTTTTTTAGGTTAAGTTTTATGTCAACACAGATACCTTCAACAGTAGCCTTGTCGCTTGCGTATTCAGCCTTCTTCTGACTTATCTCTTGCAAACAATTCTGTTCATCAAGGGTGTAATTTTCAGACTGAAAGAAACCACATTTCAGTCCCATGCAAATGTATAAGACTGGAATGTAGATCGTCATGGCTTACTGTTCAAGGTTTGGTAGACGGTGTTGTAGGCATCGATGCAGGCGTTGAGCTGTCTGATGGCTTTGTCTCCGTCGTCTGTGATGGCGACAAGAGTTTTAGCAATCTCTCTGTCAAGTTCGGCTGTTGCTTGAACGCTATCTCCGCTGGGAGCGGGGGCATCTGCGGTGGCTTGTAAGGTTGGGCAGGAGGCTGTTTTGACAGGAATCCGCAACCTGAGAACGCCACTATCAATGTCAGCATTGCGCTTTTGAGAAATGGTTTTTGCATGTTGTTCAGCTTTTACAAGTTCGTTTGTTTGGGTTTGAACAGCAGTGACAAGTGCCTGCTCCTTGACTCGTGCCTCTTCATTCAACCTGGCAATCTCTAGTTGCTGCTTGCTGAACTCATCTGCACCGCCCTTCAGATAGCCGCCTGTACCTGCACCAAGAACAGCTAGGACGATACCTAGCAATACCCAGGGGTTGAACAGACTCATTCTTTGGCTTCCAATTTAGGTTCGGGATCATTGTCAGTAGCCTCTGCTTTTGCGCTGGCAGTCGCTACAGCAGACACAGCCTTGCGACCAGCAACACCACCCAACACACCAGTACACAATAACATAATGTCATTGAGCATCTTGGTGTACACCTTGTCAATGGGAGCCATGCCAACCATGGGCTGGGTGACAAAGGTAACAGAGTAGATGAAGCTGAAGCACGAGCCGATCAGGATCAATGCAATGACGATGATCACAAATGCCCACACACGAGCTTCAATCTCATCAGGTGTCAGGCGTGGGCGCACAGGTTTATATCCAACAGTACTCATTTGGCTTCCTTCTCTGGTTTAACAAGTTGATCTGGGCAAGTACCAGTAGCTGTGCATACTGGAGGCATGCACTCTGGATCACTCCAGTTCTTTGGGTCTTGGCATTTGTAACGATAGCGGTCTTCGCACCCTGTCAAAAACAGGATTGACGCTATTAGCATCAGGCTCTTTACGGTCTTTGTCACGCTGTTTCCTTTCAATGCGTTGCTCAATTTTTTCAAGCTTCTCCAAAGCACGTTTGGTTTCATGCTTGGCATCCAAGATATCCAAGTACAACAATGCACCCAATGGCAAAAGCAAGGCAACCAACACACAAGCAGCGATCCAACCCATTATGTCTTCCCCAGTCTTCCTACGAATAGAAGCCACATCCATAGGTACAAGATAAGGATTAGGGTTATTACGAGGTACGCTGACTTTTGCTGGAAGTCTCTTTTTTCCTCCTTGCGTTGCCACTGCTTATACCTTTCCTTCGCCTCTTCCTTCAGTCTCGCTTGCTCTTGCTCCTCTTTGATGACATCTCGCATCTCAAACACTTTGCTGTACAACGCCCCCATCTCTGGCGGTGACTGGTACACCATCGTTTCTCTGATCGTCACTTCCAGTGCAGCCATCTGATCCATTGCCATCACCCTGTTCAAGGCTGACTCCATCAGGTTTGCATCAGGATCGTAGACTGATCTGGACTTCTCTTCCTCTTCCCTTATGTGGGCAGCAAGCTTTTCTTGGAGCCGAAAGAACTCCGTGAGTTGCTTGACCACATCTGCCATGACTTTGGTTTCGTCAACAGCAACAAACTTTTCTTTCTTCTTGGCAGCAGGTTTGACAGGGGCTGGCGTGGCTGGCTTTGGCTTACCGCCAAACATCTTTGACAGCTTGCCCCAGAATCCATGAACCTCTTTAGCAATGCCAACAGCCTCATCGACTGTAGCCTTGACCTCCATGAATGAGGTCTTGGCTTGCTTGTATAACTCACACCCTTCCTTGATGGCAGCAACGCAAGCATTGGCAGCGAACAGGATGGATATGGGATCCACATCGTTACAGTCCTAAAAGCTTTTTTACAAACTCGCCAGCAACACCAGGGCCAAACAAGACGCACAGCATCACGCCATAGAGTAGGTACTCAATCTTGGTCATGCGTCTGTCACCTTCACGCAAGGACTTGTCTATGCTTTCATATCGTTGAGCGCAGATAGCCTCATGCACGGCAAAGTTCTTTTCAAGGTCACTCATTTGCAGGCCATCCCTGTGCGTTGACAACAGCAATTAAAGCAGGCACATCAGCAGCACCAGCAATGGCAGTCTCAAGCCTATTGGCTTCAGCAACCACAGCCGCCCTGTAGGTGACGGTATCCGCAGGGATAGCAACATCACGCTCTGCCTTGCGAATCACCATCCAGTCGGTCTGAGCCAGCAGTTTACCAGCCGTGTCCTTGACCTGTGCAATCCAGTTGGTTTTAAGGCCACGCTGAATGTATGGCTCACCTTGTTCTGGAGTTACCGTGATGTCTTCCAGTTGCTTAGGATTGTCTACGCCCCACCAAAATCTGTCGTCATATATAACAACAGTGTCAGGCACTTCTATGATGCCAACCGCATTCTTTTCCTCGATTGAGGTCAGACGCAACCAGTTGGCAGGGTATGAAGTACCGTCCACGGTGAATGGCGTGTCAAGGGGTAAAGGGTTGCCGTTGAGTAAAAACATGGTTGTCACCTTGCGAGAGAGAGTTTGTAGGGATTTTCGGCGAATGCGGCAAAAATGTATGTGCCACCAGATGCGTTTCCATTTGTCCAACTAGTTCGTTGTTTAAATCCATTTGACAATATGTCAATAGGAACACCGCTATCTTCAGCATTGGATAAATTTGGATATAAAACCAAGTCATCAGCGTTGTACACAACTCTAGATGAGTCATATATCAACCAAGAATTTCCAGCTGTATCTGTGCGCTTAATCAACACAAATCTTGGCCTAAATCCCAAATACACAAAAGGCCCATCAGCACTTCCATTGCCTGTGTACAAGCCAAATTTGGAGTATCCAGCTACTTCTGCAAAGCAGTAGGCGACATAGGTTCCACTGCTTGCGTTTACATAGCTGTCGTTGCCAATGTTAATTACTGTTGAACTTGGGAACGCAGAAAACACTGTTGCAGAATTTTGCTGTGCAGCAGTTGTATTCAAGCGAATGAAGTAAGTTCCAGATGTAAGACTTGCATGGCTTACAACCCAATCGTTTACGCCTGAAGTGCCGCCACCACCACGTTGCTTGACAATAATCATCTTAGGTGCAACACCTAATCCATGACCCACGGTAGCCGCTGAACCAGTGCCTGTAAAAGTTACCACGCTAAAGCCTTGCGTAGCCCCTGCGCTTACAGTTGATGTGATAGAGCCAGATGTGTTGCTTACTGCTGTGCCACCAGCTTTCCAAGACCAACCAACATAGGTCACTCCACTAGCATTAACATGCTGTGCGCCACTAGAACCTGTTGCAACAGTAAAGCCGTTTGAGTCAAATGAATTGATGTGACCATAAACAGAGTTTGCGCCATTCTCTGCTTCAGTCAGAGATGAATAGAGTTTCTTGGATGCGCCAGTTCCACGCACAGTATCTTGTAATGAATGCTGATAGCCAACACTTCTATCTTTAGTCCAAACCAAATCTGGACTGAATGACAAGTTGCTGACAACTGCTCTAGGTGTTGACGCATCACCAGTCCACAATGATGCCGCCATGTAATTAGCACCATTGCTAATAGTTGGCGTTGGCAAGTTTTGCGTGTTCAGTGCAACAAAGCCTGTGGGTGGTGTGTAGCTGAATGGGCGTTGACCAAAGTTGACTGCTGAAGTGGACGCATACTTTACAAAAAACGGAAAAATCGTTTTTCCATTTAATGTGCTGGAGGACAAAGAGATTGACCCTTGACTTGTGTTGTTCTTGTAAAAAGTAATAGTTCCACCATCAACATCAAGTGCTACGCCAATTGTTTCTGTTGTGTATGTAGCCCCATAGGATGTTAATGTGCCGTCAATACGCTTATTACCATTACCACCATAGTAAAGAATTGTTCCAGTTAAAGTTTGAGGGTCTGCGCTGGTTAAAACTAGATTATCGCCACAAATGCCAACAAAAGCATCTCCATTACCATTAACAACCTCCCAATACCATTTACCAGAAGTAACTCCAATAGTGCCTACTGCGCCATTCCAAGCAGAAGATGCAGATAAATCAAGATTGCCATTACTAAAAGTTGGCTGACTTGATGCTTTTGCAACCGCATTAAAAACAGCATAGTTGCCCCGCCCATTCCCACCATCAGCGTAAGGCGTTGGCGTGTCCAGCATCGAATCGTAAGTCGCACCAGCAGTCACGCTGATGTTGTTGGGTGTCCAGTTGTTACCGTTGCCAGAATAGTCCTTGCCAATGGTTGCCGCTGTGTTGTTGCTGTTGTCGCTGAAGTTGAGATAGAAGCCGTTTGTGCCGTATGTGCCAGCGTACTTCTTAGGTTGCCACACACCTGTGACAGAGTTTGTTTCACCAAATGACGATGGTGTCAAGGCTTGACCGTCAATGAAGTTGACTTCGGTTAGGTAGCCGTCAAAGTAGTTTGTTGATGAATCACCATATCTACCAATAGTGTTCACAAAACCACTTGCGTTTGTAAATAGATAACTACTTGAGCCAACTGTTCCAGAACCAACTTGCTGATTATTTACATAGCAAACAACAGCACCGCTTTGCGTCACTTTTAAAACAACGTGATACCAAGCTGCGGGGTCACGAAATACCGCTGTTGTAGTGAACATCGCAACATCATTAAGGTAACAATAAAGACGGTCAGATGTATCAAACGCCAAAAAACTTGCATGAACTGCCGCATTTCTTGATGCTGCGATTGTTCCAGTAGCACCAAGAGCGCCTCTTTTTACCCAAGTGCTTAAAGTGTAAGTTGATGGTTCTGCACTAAATGTCCTATTGAAATAAGCAGTCGCACTTGACCGAAACCGCACACTGCGGCTGATTTGATAGCCACTAGGACGGGTAAAGAGTTCTTTGATGTGTGAAAACATTATGCAAACGCCTGTGCTACTGTGCCATACCAGTTTGTACCATCACTCACAAATGCAAAAATATCACGACCAGTTGTCGCTGTTGTTGTCAATGTAGGTGCTGAACCACCAACCCACTTAACAGATGTGAATGTCGCTGTTCTAGATCCTGTTCCATCTTGTACAGCAATCAAAATGAATGACTTTCCAGCCGTTGCTGTGGGCATGGTGAATGTGCAATTACCAGTCATAGTCACAGTTTGCACCGTGCCATTGGTAAGAGACAATGTTTGAGAAGTGCTGGAGTTACCAATTGCAACCACAGACTCAACATAGTTGGTGACTGTTGGATTAGTCAATGTCTTATTTGTCAGCGTTTGTGTATCTGTCGTTCCAACAATTGTTCCTGATGGGCCAGTCATCGTGGCTGCTGTACCAAGTCCAAGGTTTGTACGAGCAGTGCTGGCAGTTGCCGTCAGTTCTGACAGGTTGTTTGATGTCAGCAGATATGAAGCACCAGACACATAAGCCGCAACCCATGCACTACCTGTGTACAGTCGCATCTCAGGTACTGTTGTGTTGTAGTACAAAGCGCCAGCAACTAGTGCATTGCCGTCATTGTCTACAGATGGATTGCTGGACTTAGATCCAAGGTAGCGGTCATCAAAGCTGTCGTATGCCGCCAATGTTGCATCTCGTGCAGCTTCAGCGGCAGTCTGTGCATTGCTGGCATTTGTCGCTGATGTTGCGGCATTGGATGCCGATGTGCTGGCATTGCTGGCGCTGGTTGACGCAGCATTAGCATGGTACTTGGCAGAGTACTCTCCACCAGCCACAGCACCAGATGTCTTGGTTGCCCAGTCATTAGCCAATACAGCAGAAGCTGCGGCATCAACGGCTGAAGCGGCTGCGGCATCTGCGCTTGCATCAGCGGCAGAAGCGTCAACTACCAGATCCCATTTAGCTGTATCTGCGTTGCTAGATATAGGTGTTGTACCAGTAGATGTGTGGGCAGTATTACAGCGATAAACATTGCTATTGCTGGAATCCTTGACCAAGTCACGCACCAAATACGATGTGCCTGCTGCCCAATTGCCACGCCAGTTACCAATGTCTTCACCAACAGTTGGATTGCCCAAGCTGTCAAAAGCCAGCGTCTTACCAGCACGGCTTGTCTTGCTTGGCAAAACCATGTTGATATCTGTTGGATCAGTAACAGGCGCTTTCAGTCCACGCTCTGCCTTCTCATCAGTCTGCTGGCTGAAGATAACCAGGCTGTCAAACTCATCATTAAGCGAGTTGGCAAACAAGTCACCACCAGTCACAAAGTCTGTTGATCGTGCAATTGCTCGGTCACCAACCAGTGTGATGTTGTTGGAAGATGTAGCTGCAGTGACCAGAGTGACTGAGCCAGTGCCATTGCTGTTGATCGTGACGCTGTAGTCTGTAGTCAGCGTAAGCAATGTGCTGTCTTTGTAAACAGCAATGTCAGTGTTAGCCAGAATCTCAAAGCTGAAGCTATATGGCCCCACTCCAGCAGAGCCAGTGTATACAACTCTACGAGTTACGTCAGAAATAGGGTACGCCATTATTTAGCTCCTTGTCCAAATTCTTTAAGTTTTTGCGCTTTGTCTGCAATGCGTTGTTTGATGTCTGCTCCATAGATGCTGTCTTCAACCAACAGAATCTTTGATTTCTCAAATACATCAGAAAAAGCTTTCTTTACATAATTCTGATAAACAATCAAGTCATTCTTGTTGTTGTCTTTTTTGATCATTTCTATGACTGCGCCAACTTCTTTTTCCAGATTCAGCTTGTCATTGGCAATTCGCAACATCTCATTGTATTCTTCAGTGGTCAATTTAGTGTTGGTTGAAATGCCAGTTTTTGGATCTTGAATGCCAACTTGTCTAGTAGGCATCGAAACATTTGCATTCAGTTGGATCAGCGCCTGATCAACATCAGACTGCTTACCTTCCTTCATACGCAATGGTGACCATGTGTATTCGTGAGAAACTGGTTCTGACCAGATGTTGAGCATAGGTGGCAGATCTTCAGACAAGCCAGGTGTCTCAGACTTCCACTTGTTTACCGCATCCATCAAGCCTTTTATACCAGCAGGCAAATTTGGATCTGCTTGGTAGTCTCTGCGAAGCGGATCAATCTTTTCCTTGGTGCTAGTGACTAAACCAGACAATGGCTCAATTGATTTAATGGCAGTAGTTGTACCTATGCGAGCAATGCCATTAATAATTTCTACCATGTGTTGACGGCTATTAGGAACATTACCGCCAATCAATGAAACTATATTGCTTACACCTGTCAGGAACGGATGCTCCAGCATGTAGTTGGCAACACCAAAAACCATACCACCAGCTAATGCATTAACACGACCATCATCTTCTTCATATCGTGCATAGTCCACATAGTCAGCAGATATTCCCATCAAAGCACCAATAGGCTCCATGCCTTGATAACTCAAGAATACTTTGCCAGCATAGTCGCCAGATCCATATCTGACACTACCAGGGAATTGCGAGAAGTCTTGACGCATATCTTCTGATATGCCACTAATGTCAAACACAAAGCTGTATGGTTGCCAGCCTTGGCGCTCCATGGCTTGGCGTGTTCCTTTATCACCAGGGCCAGATCCTGTGATAACACCATTGGTAGCCATTTGACTAAATCCATACATGGCGGCACTACTTAAACCGACTTTGGTCATAGCCATGTCAGCCTCTTTACCACCTTGCTTCATTGCTGCCCAGAATGATGTGGTGAATGGCGCAAGTGGTGTGCGACTTACAACCTCACCCATGACATTCACTGGCGTTGCAATAAATGGCATTTGAGTACGCAATGCAAAGCCAGTTGCTGTATTTGGTGTCAATGCTGATTGCAATTGACCAGCAGTGCCTTCCAGCCTCTGAGTAAATGTTCCAGTCTCTGCAAGACCAGCAATGTAATCTGGTGGCTCCAACAGGAATTTATCAATGGCGTTTGACTTTGCTTTCAGTGCATCTTCAACAGAAGCACCAGATTTCAATGCATCATCAAATGTCTTGATGCCAAGGCGTGTTGACTCAGCAGCCAATTCATAGGTGTAGTTCACACCCTTGAAAAACTCATCTGCTGTCATCAATGAGCGACCAGGCAATGTTGTTACAAAGTTTATTGCCTTAATACCATTAGATAGCAATGAGCCATCAGCTTTGTAGTTGAACAAATCAAGGCGTGACTGCTGTCTTGCAATCTTTGTTGGATCAGACCAACCTTTTGGGACACCATTGACAAACGCATGAGACATCAATTCCCAACCATTTTTAACGGCTGTACCTGTAGACATAATCATTGTTGGAACTTCCATCAATGAATATGCATCATCACCACCAAGACCAATGCCTTGACGCAATGTGCCAACTGTAGAAGCAGCAGCACGTTCAGTCATCCGCCATGGCAAAAAGATAGTGTTGCTCAATGCATTCTTTATGTGCGTACTAGGGCGAGACAGAATGCCATTGACATAAACAGTAAACATCTTGTCCCAAGGTTTTCCTTGAGCCATGCTCTTGATGAGATCTGCTTTTCCTTGTGGGGTTTTAAGATCTTGATAAGCTTGAGCAAATTTGACAATGTCTGTTTCATTGCCAAAGTTCTCAATGATGGTTGAAATGTCAACAGCGCCATCACGAGGCATACGCATCACAGCCAAAGACTGGGCGACATTGGTCTGGTAGCCCTTGACGCTTTGCTGAAGCAGATTGTGAAAGTGAATGGTTTGCGCCATCTCTGCCAACTCGGTTGGAGTAGCAGAGCCGTCAGCAACCTTTGCAGCCAGTCCATCCAAATGCTTGGCGCTAGCGACCATGGCATTCAATGCCTTGTAGGTGTTTTCTGGGCTGACTTCAAGCTTGCCGCTTGTGATGTCATCAATGAACTTGGGGCCAATGCCTGCGCCTTCAGCGGCTGTACGCACATCGTCAAATGTGATTGTCTGGGTCTTAATGCCAGACATCTTGTTCATGGTTTCAATGGTTGACTTGATGTCTTCCGTTGT